CCGCCGGTTCCGTCCATGCTGGGCGTTGCGGGGTCGTCGTCGTTGCGGATCAGCACGGTGGCCACGGCTGCGTCGTCCCAGGCGCCCCAGACGGCCACAGCCGGCGGCTGCGGGGGCAGCTGCGGATCGGCGTCGTCGAAACCGCCCATGCCGAGCGCGCCGGCTTGAAGGCCGGCGGCCTCTTGCTGCGCGCCGAACAGGGAACCAAGCCATCCGAGGGCTTCCTTCGCCCAGCCGATAATTCCGTCGATGCCGCGGCCGATGCTGGCCAGAACGTCCTCGGCAACTCGGCCAACTTCCTCCCAGTTGGAGACCAGGAACACGATGATGCCGACGAGCAGACCGATCGCAAGGATGATCAGACCGATGGGGTTGGCACTCATCGCGATGTTCCACGCGATCTGAGCGGCGGTGGCGATAGAGGCGACGGCGCGGTACGTCTGGAGCGCGCCGTTCAGCAGCAGGACAGCCCCGGCGAACGATCCGACGACGCCGACGATGATCCCCACCAGTTCGGTGTTCTCGCCTACCCACGTTGCGACCTCGCCCAGCTGCGTGGCCAGCATCACCATGAGGGGTAGCAGGGCCTCGCCCAGCTGCGCCTGTGCGTTCTCCCACTCGGCCGTGGCGCGTTGTTGGGCGCCGGCAGCGGTGTTGGCCTCGCGGGCGAACTGGCCTTGCGCGGCGGCGGTCTGCTCAGTCAGCAGCGCGAGGGTGGCCTGGGTCTCGGCTTGCTTGAGGGCGGCGCCCTCGAGTTCCCCGAGGCCCATCGACGCCACGCGCGCCGACACGGCCGCGGCGTTGATGGATACGCCGTAGCGTTCGATCGGGTCGCGTTCGCCGCGGAGCAGCGACGACAGCGCGCCCACGGCGTCGGCTGTGGTTCCGCCGAACATCGCGGACAGGTCGGCGCCTAGGGCCACCAGGTCGCCCGTCTGATTGGCGACCTCTTGCATGGGCACGCCCATGTTCTTCAGCTGCGATCCGAGCACAGCGGACATCTGGAGGTACTCGGATTCGGCCAGTCCGACGTTCTGCGCCGCGTCGTCGGCCATCCGCTTGACCGTGGCCGCGTGGGCGCCGTAGACCGACTCCACGGCGCCCGTCGACTGCTCGAGGTTGGATGCCGCGTCACCCGACGATTTCGCCAGCAGGGCAAGACCGCCCACCAGGATGCCCGAGGCGATGCTTGCCTTGTTCAGACCGTCCTCAAACGACGCAACCTGCTTGTTCGTCTCCGCGAACTCGCGGCCGGCTTGCTTGCCGTCCGCAATGATGCGGATAGACAGGATCGCGGTCTTGTTGGCCATGCGGTTTCACCTCCGGTGTGCTTCGGCGCGCTCGTTGAGCAGCTGAACGAATGTGGCGATCTCGGAATCGCCGGCTTCCATGAGGTAAGGCATGGGTTGGCCGGTCGAAATCGCGATCTGGATCAGTAGCCGGGTTCGACTCCCGGCTGGGAAGGGTCCGCCTCGATTCCGACCCCCTCGCCGGCCTCGATCTGCTCACGGGTGACGGGTGAACCGTCCTCGTTGACGAAGCGGGCGGACACGCAGCGGTCCAGGAACCTCTCGACGGGCTCGTTCGTCGGGATCTCGTCCGATCGCAGCAGCGCGCTGTAGGCGATCAGAGAGACGGCGAGGATGGGCGCGGCCGAGGCGTCGGGCCAGCCCTTGCGGGCGCTGATGAGTTCGCGGCGCACCATGTCGCGGTTGTCGGTCTTCACGGTGTACTCGATCAGGTCGTCGGTTCCGGGCTGCTCGAGCGCAACGCGGATGATCTGGGACTTCATGGCGTGGTGGTTCCTTTGACTTTGGAGAGGGCGGTATCGACGTATTCCTCGTAGACGCGCATCCAGCGACCCTCTGAATCGCGGGCGCCGTCTGAGAGGAACGGTTGGGCTTGAATGTTGCGATCGGGCCAGCCCCAATGCACGACGCCGGGGTACGGCACACGGGCATAGCCGGCGCGAACGATGGCGGCGGTCTTGGTGCCGGCGGCACGGATGGTGTCTTTCAGCCGGCCGGTTTTCTCCGGGGCAAGGGCGGCGGACGCCTCGGCGGCGATCTCGGCGGCGTCACGGTGGGCCGTGCGCATGTCCTGGAGATCGTCGCCGGCCTTACGCAGCTGGCTGCGTAGCTCCCGCGCGCCCTTGGCCCGAAGCGTCATGCCACGTCGTCAAACGCGGGCATGCCCACGCAATCCATCGTGACTTCGTGGTCGGGCTTGGTCTTCACGTCGCCGCCGATCTCGACGGCCTCGACCACGACCTGACCGCTGACGCGACGGCCGAGGGCGTTGTTCGGGACCATCGCGAACGGGTGCGTCTCGCCGCGGTGCGCCCACAGCCACTCGGCGCGCGAGTCGTCGTGGCCGAAATCGGACTGGAGACGGATCACCAGCGTGCACGTCTCGGTGCGATCGCCGGGTGCCTGCTCGCCCGAGAGAACGTCGATGGGGTCGCCCTTGGTGACGTTCGGGACGATCCGCATGCCGCGGATCTGGCTGCTGAAGTTGGTGAGGGCGCCGGCCGAACCGATGGTGAGCAGGCCGGGGCCGACCGTGGAGACGTTGATGGTCATGCGTTTTCGCTTTCGTCGATGAGGATGGATGGCGACATTCGGACGGTGTAGCCGGGGAGCGGATCGCCGTGGTGTTGGCGGAACAGGTCGCCGCGGGCCGACAGCATCGGGATGCCGCCCAGGCGCAGCGCCTCGAGGATCGCGTCGAGCTTCCGCCACGCGGCCAGCAGGTTGTCGGCGGGGCCGGCGACCACGGATAGCTCTGTGTCGGCGCTGGTCTGCGTGTAGGTGGTGAACTCGAGATCGGGCGGCGAGATCACGACGATGCCGTGACGTGCGCCCGAGGGAATATCGCGGGCGTCGATCGTGGCGGCGACGTCCGGGAGGTTCTGGGCGTCCAGAACCTCCCGGAGCTTGTCGCGCAGCTGCTCTGCGTGGTCGATGCGGGGCGTGGGCATCACAGCCCCATCACCAGGTAGCGGCGCAGCAGCGGGTACGCCGACGCCATCGGGTCGCGGTTGATGCGGAACATTTGGGGATCGACCCCCTGCATCGTCACGACGCCGTTTCGGCTCGCCTTGCGGTAGTAGATATCCGCGCCGACCTCGAGAACGGCACGCTCCACCACAACCTCGGGGACGCCGTACGGGTTCGACTCGCCGCCGATAAAGTCAGTGACCATCTGGCGCGCCACCCCCTCGGAGTCCGCCGCGTAGGGGGCGTCCTCGCCCTGCGCCTGGACGTACCACGCCAGGTCACGGGGCTCGGTCGTCTCGTTGCCGGCCATCGGATCAGGCGCCGGCCGGGGTGACCCGGACAGCCTGGATGGCGTCCGGGAACTGCGAGGCGTTGGCCATGTACCCGTACTGCGAGACGGTCTCGGTGAGGTTCACCACGTCCTTGTCCTGGAGACGGAACGGGGCGCCGGGGCTCTCCCACGTCGTGAAGCCGAGGCGGTCGTGGAACTCCACCGTGTTGGCGGCGGCACCGGGCAGGATCTCGAACCGCACCGAGGCCAGGTTGCCCTCGATGTTGGTCAGGTCGAGTTCGCCTACCTGGTTGACGCCGGTCCCCCACACGCGCATGAGGCTGTTCCCGTTGGTGTCCTCGAGGCGGATCAGACGCTTGAACACGTCGGTGGACACCATGCCGCCGTCAAGCGTGAACGAGTTGTCATCGAACAGGCCGGCGGCGTCCACGATGAGATCCAGCCACTCGTACGCGCTGGCGTCGGCGGCGATCGTCAGCGCGGCGTCGGCCAGCTTGCCGGCGATGATCTCCTTGAGCGCCGTGCGAACCACCTGCTCGGTAGCGCGGGCGTACTCGAGGATCATCGCCGTGTTCGACGTGGACAGGTAGGCCGCGCTTCCGCGATCGATCTGCTGGCGGGACAGCTGCGTGTACCCGCCGTACGTCTCGACGGGGGTCGTGTCCGACTCGAGCTCGATCTTGCCCTTCGGGAGCGGGTCGCCCTCCTTGGCCTGCTTCTGCACCTTGATGCTGTTGCTCTTGAGCTTGAGGTACTCGAGCGACATGCCCTCGGCCGGCAGCGGCAGCACCTGGAACCGGTTCAGCACCTTGCGGGTGCGGCGAATCAGGTGGATGGCGTCGCGGACCCAGGTGGGCGGCTGCTTGTCGTCGGCGGTGGTCGAGCCCTCGTACGCGGCCAGCTGCTCGTAAAAGGCCATCGCCTCGGCCGAGCCGCCGACGAGATCCTTGATGAACGCGCCGAACGACGAGTAGTTCGCCATCGGTGCGGGGGTGCCGGCGCCGAGGGTGGCCAGACGGGTGTCGAGGATGCGGTTCTGCTCGGTGGCGTGGGCCTGGAGCGCTGCGTCCAGGTCGTCGCGGGTGAGTTCGGTCATGGGGTCTTCCTTTCGGGTCGAGGCCAGGGCGGCGACGAGACGGGGGGCGGATGCCGCGGCGCGGCCCGCGTGGGCGAACATGGACAGGTCGAACACGTTCGACGCCGACGTGTCCTCGTCGGTGTCGGAATCGAGGCGGTCAGCGAGGCCGGCAGCGACGGCCTCGGCCGCGCTGTACCAGGTCTCTGCCTTCATGAGCGCGCGCCAGTCGCCGGCATCCCCGCCGGCCTTGGCGGCGTACATGGCGGCGATGTTGTCGCTGATGCGGTCGAGATCGTCGGCGGCGGTCCGCATCTCCTCGGCGTTGCCGATCGACAAGCCCCACGCGTCGTGAATCATGATCTCGGCGTTCTCGCCCATCACCACCTCGTCGCCGGCACAGGCGATGAACGATGCGGCCGAGGCGGCGAGGCCATCGACATGGACGACGACGCGGGCCGAGTGCTGGCGCAGGGCGTTGCGGATGGCGATGCCGTCGTACACGTTGCCGCCGGGTGAGTTGACGTACACGTTCAGGGTGTCGGCGTCGATCGCGCGGATGGCCGGCACCATGTCGGATGCGTCGATGCCACCCCAGTAGGCGCCGATGATGCCGTACAGGTGCATGTCGGCGGTGCGGTTGGTGTCGTCTCGCTCGACGTTCCACGTCGATTCGACGCGGGCGGCGAGGCGGGCGAACCGGTCACGGCCGGCGGGGAAGTCAGGCATCGGTGTTCTCCTTGGCGGGCTCGGTCTTCGTCTTGCGGCGCGCGTCGATTTCGGCGCGCTGAGCGGGGGTCAGCGGCGGCAGACTCTCGAGGGCGCGCACCTCGTCGGCCGTCGCCCACCCCTTTGCCGGGTCCAGCGACATGCCGTGCGCCTCATAACGGGTCTTGGTGTCGGTGCGCAGCAGCGCGTCGATCTTGAAACGGGCTTTCTGGCGGCCGGGGAGCAGCGCGCTCCAGGCGTTCTCCATCTCGCGCAGCGGCTTCATGAGGCTGAACCGGACGTAGCCGATCCATTCCTGTTCGACGTTGCTGTACGTCTGCGAGTTGCCCTCGACGGCCACCAGCATGAGCGAGGCGGGGGCGCCAATGAGGCGTGCCATCTGCGTGGTGCTGTACTGCTGCGTCTCGAGGAACTGAACGTCGGAGGGCTTGAGCAGGAGGGGCGTGTACGTCAGGCCCTTGCCGAGAATGCGGAGGCGTTCGTTCAGGCGCTTGGGATCGTGGGGCAACTCGTTGCCGTCGACGTCGCGGCCGTACCAGACGTGCCGGTACTTTTCCGAGTCGCGGCCGGTCAGTTCCTGCTCGGTGGTCAGGATGCCGTCGGGCATGTTGGAATCCGACAGCCACAAGGCGCCGTAGTCGCGGGCGTCGAGCGCTCCGCGAACCTCGATCTGCGCGGCCTGGATCGGCCCCAGCCCACGCTCGAGGCCAGGTACGCGCAGCAGCTTGAGGTGGCGCACGTCGTCGCGGGTTAGCTTCTTGCCGCGCCAGTTGTACGTGACGGTCTTGTTGTTGTGGCGGTCGTACTCGACCACCACGGCGACCTCGTGGGGGCTGAGGGCCACCAGGTTGACGACAGCGCCCTGCGCGTTACGGATGGTGCGCCAGAACGCGTTTCCGTCGATGTACAGCGAGACGATCGTGTACTCGATGAACGCCGACTGATCCTCGTCGATGTCGGGCTGGGCGACCAGGGCGGGCGTCTCGGTCAGCACTTCGCCGTTTCGCTCGACGGCGACGGACAGCTGGCAGGCGGCGGTGGCGTGAATCTGGATGCCGCGATAGATGGTCGAGAGGGACATGGCACGTTCGACCGTCACCGCCGCCTGGCGATCCCGCTTTGGAATCTGGGGGCTGGAGCCGGCGGGCTCGCCGGGTACCTCAGCCATAAGCCACTCGATCGACCGGGCGACCGACTCGCGGGCTCTGCTCCAAAACGACATGGCCACGACTTTGAGGCCGGCGGGGTGCGAGCCCCAACGTTCACGACGGGTCGCGGCGTGTGGCGACGGGCGGCGACGTTTGGTGACGTTTCGTGACGGCCTGGCTAGCCCAGCTGGAAACCCATGATGGCCGGCAGGTGGTGGATTCCGTAGGCGCCGAGGTTGACCGACTCGAGCGCGCTGATCGAGCCCACCGAGGCCCGCCGGCCGAATAGCCACGTCCCATCGCCGGCAAATCGCTTTGAGGCGAGTTCGGCGGCGGCGTCTAGGCGGGGGTGTGGCTTGACGCGGAACGTGGGGCCGGCGGGGTTGGTGATCCCGGCGAATGTGGCCTGAGTCGCCGCCACCACGTCGCCCATTTTGAGAGGCACCAGGGGCAGGCCGGCGCGTTCTGCTTCGTCGTGGAGCGCCGCCGAGGGGCCGCTGGGATCGATCGCGAAACCGGCGTCAGGGTAACGTTCGTGCAGTTCGCGGAGCTTGGGCATGGCGCCGTAGGTGCCCTCCATCCAGCCGTCGCGGACGACAGCGCCGAGGGTGCCGGCGCCGTACATCTGAGTGGCGGTGATCGTCGTATCTACGCCGTCCACGCCGACCGCGGCCGCGAAACACACACGCCCGATAGCCGGCGGGGTTTCGTCGGTGAATTGTGCGTGCCGCCAGGCATCCGCGGGGATGACGCGTTCCGTCGCCCCGGTGCGACGGTTGCCGTAAGCGCGGGCGAACTCGCCGGGCGAGTCTTTGAACTGCTCGCGGAATCCGTCGAGGGCTTCCCGGGTGAACAGGAATCCGGCGCCGGGGTGCCGCTTGTAAACGGTGTCCAGGTCCTCGGGGTCTTCGTCGGGGAACAGACCGTAGTCGAAGAACGCGACCCGAGGGCTAGCGTCACCGCCGCGCAGCGAGTCGAGCAGTTCGTTCAACGCCGTTGATTCCACAGTGCCCTCGGTGGACCAGATCCACGTCTGCGGCTTCTGCCCCGTGACCATCTGCCGGGTCGTCATCGTCGGCGCAAATGACTGGCGCAGGATCGCGTACTGCGCGCTGGTCCAGTACCAGAACTCATCCAGGCTGGTCCGGTCTGACTGCTTGCCGTCGAGGGCGCCCTCGACGGGTGCGAACGGGCGGAACTTCGAGCCGTTGACGAACGCGAGGGCAGCGGAGCCGTTCGATCGTCGGACGTTCGGCCCCAGCTGTCGAATCGCCGAGCCCTCCCATAGCTCTGCCATCTCCAGGAACTTGTCGGTGGCGTGCTGGCCGCTCTGGGCGGTGTACCAGGTGCGGCGACGTTTCCCCGAGAGGGCGTTGGTCACCGAACATGCGAGATCGAGCGTCGTCTTTCCGGCCTGCCGGGGAACTGTCGTGACGATGATGTCGTACACGAACAA